TCCAAAAGTTGAAATTGAAACATAACCTAATCCAGTAAGTCTTACTGCATCTAATGGTGATTCAACAACAAGTAAGTCTTTCTGTGTACTAATTTTGCCACCGCCAAATACTGTTTTAGATTTCTTTACACCCGCTGGCTGGTTCTTAAAAAATCGACCACGAGCACCCTTCTCTTGCCAACCCCACAAAGACAAATCAAATGGATCTCTAATTGGAAGAATCCAAGATTCAGTTTTAATATCCCAACGAACTCCGTGAGCATTGACTGCTTCTCTAGTTAAAAATCTTTTCTTTAACTCTATATCTGGAGCATCTGTATAAACTGCAAGGCGAGCCTCTGACATTTGAATTTGTTCTGGTTCTGCTTTCACGTATTGAGGAAGTTCTTTTATTCGTTTCATTAAAGAATCAATAGGTTTTTCAGCAGTATCATCAATGTAATCTCTAGCATCGTGATAATCAATTCCTTTTACATCAGCAATTAACGTATAAATGTTTCCTTTGTATCCGCAAGAAAAACAAATGTGGGCACCAGTTTCCGTATTAATCCACCAAGAAGGCCTGCGATCTTCTTTGCCAGTTCTTTTTTTATGCATTGGACATAGACCGTTAACTTCACTACCTCGTTGTGCATAGAGTGGAAGTTCTAAAAATAATAATATTTTTTCTACATCAATCACACACGGCCCCAATCAGAGCAAAACTTACACTTCATCATCTGCTCTTCATCATGAAAGCAACCAGTTTCCCAACGCCAAGTTAAAGCAGTTTCACTAGGCCCACAGTTACGACTAGCAACAATCTTTAGTAATCTAATGTCTTCATCCTCTTCAATTGGTTCAAGACCTAAAATTACATCTGAATCTTGGAAGAAAGACGAAGAGTAACCAATAGAATCTGCGGTAACTTTGCCAGCACGCATTTTCCACAAAAGAGTTTGTGTGGTGATGATAATTGGTTTATCAATTCTTTGAGCCAGCCTCTTTAATGCACGGGTAACGTTAGTAATTGCTTGAGGAGTATTCATTTCTCCACTAACCTCATCAAGCATGAGATAAACGCCGTCTACAAAAACAATGTCTGGTTTAGTTTGTTCTATTTTGGCTGCCAATGCGGATACCGTAATACCGCTAACAGCATCAATTAAATGGAAAGATGGTTCTGTTTCCATTTTGTTTAATACTTCAATGTAACGATCTTCTTCTGCTGGCAATAACTTTCCACGACGTAATCTGCTGTGGGAAATGTTTGATCTCATCGCATCATGACGCTGTTGTTGTTCATGGTTGTTCATCTCAAAGGATTGAAACATAGGAATGAATCCTTGGGTGTGAACATTGACCGCCATCTTTAAAGCAATTTGAGATTTACCAGTCTTAGGTGGAGCAATAATAGTTATTAGTTGACCACCTTGAAGCCCAGCAGTTGCTTCATCAATTTTAGAAAATCCTGTAGGTATACCTAAGAACTCTTGATTTTGTAATGCTTGGTATTCTTTATAACGTTGTTCGGTATTTTTTGTTAAATCAATTTCGTGTGTACCAAGAATGCCTTGTTCATTTACTTTGGTAATAGTCGCTTCCATTGCAAGCAAGGCAGCGTTGTGATCGTTCTCTTGCAGTTGTTCTACGGCAGTTTCTAATCCTTGACGAGTAAGGAGACGGCGGCGAAAATCCACCATTGTGTCAAGTAAATAATCGACACTGTCTTGTACATCTAATACTTTGTAATTTGGATAGTGATCTTTAACAGTTACAGCAGTTGGAACCTCGCTGTATTCGCCGTAGTGTTTTCTAACAAAAGACCAAGCCTTGCGGTTATCTTCATCTAAAAACCAAGATTCATTTACGCCTCGTTGAAGAGCAGGGACAATGTCTCTGTCACGTATTATCTTGCTAACTAAACGGTGTTCGTTATCTGCTGCCATTATGCCCCCTCTTACAAATTCTTTAGTTCAACTCCTGCTGACCCATATCTTGCCACTCTATTTGGTATATCTACTACTCCTCTAAGATTAGCACGATACGGAATCTTCCTAATCAACTCGGCTGGATCAGCGTATAACTGCCAGTAGTTGAAAGGATTAACAATCTCTCGTTCTAATTTTTCAAAGGCCTTCTCTAATAACTCATCTGTCCAACCTAATTCTGCATAGCCTGCTAACTCAAGTGACAGTCCATAATCATTAGATAATTTCCAAAGTTTATGCGCCCCCTCTAACTGTATGTCCCCTAGTTTATGACTAACTTTTGTAAGAAAAAGTTTTCCTGTTACTTCTTCTACTAAAGTTATTACAACATCTGTTACACACACTACTTGCGGAGAGGAGACGTTTGATATGTCTCCGTTTTTCATAGTACCTCGACTTTAGCATACCTAACTACAAAGTCACGAAACGTCTTTGGGTCTACGTTTGCCTGCTGGGCTAACTCCTCTGGAACTTCACTTGGAACAAGTATTGAGTAGTGTCCTTTATTCATGAGCATCTTATTGTTTACAAAAGAGACGTGCTTGCACAAGAGAGTCTTTTTCCATACGGGACAGTTGCATCTAATCTTTTTTGTTTTAGTATCAACCTCAACTTCAAAAATACCAGCAGCCTGAGAGGAGATAAATAGTTGCACTGTCCTCCAAGGACTCTCCATACTCATCCCCTTCATTGTGCTGCTCTTAAATCTGCGCCGACTATAGGAACTCTAATAAAGGCTTCGTGGGCAAAACTTGCCATCGCTTCCTTGTACTCTGCTTCCCAATTCTCTAGACGTACATTGGTGGTGACAATTGTTGGCAGAGCCTTGTCGTATCTAAGTCTAAGTATCTCATCAAAAGATGTGTCATCGTACTTTGAACCATACTCTTTTCCTAGATCATCAATTACAAGAATTCTTACATTTAACCAATCAAACTTAGATCTGCCATGAAAGCCATCTATTTCATATACGGCCTGCTTCTTATCATCAAAGTCAGAATCAAAGGTTGATTTCTTTCTAGATAAGAACTCTGGATAGGTCATGTAGTACACGGGTCTTGCCCCAATACCAAAGTCAGATGAACTCATGCCCAATACCTTTGCAGCCTCTGCATCGTTGTCTGGAAGTCTTCTGACAAACTCCATAGCGGCAACTACTGCGTGGGTGGTCTTACCAATTCCAGGTCCGCCATCAAATAGAAGACCAACACCATTAACTCCTATGTTGCCAATCTGTTTAATGATCTGACCGCTAACACAGTCATCAATCCACGTAGTCACCTCGTCAGGAAAGGATCCCGCTCTGTCCACAAGGTCTTGTGGCTCAAGGCCGAGGAAGCGACGTGGGATATTGGAATTACGAAGTAGCCAGTGCTTCTTTAGAGCAGATAGTTGATTGATGTCATACATCGTCGTCTTCAAACTCAACCTCATATAATCCGCCGTAACGAATTCCTATGTTCATAAACCACTGACCAATAGTTAACATCACGTCGCCAAAAAATCTGAGTGCTTTGTTATCAGTTGGATAAACTAATCTATCCTTCATCATTCCCCCCTGTCTACAATTACCTTTTCCCAATCGGTATTACAAGAGTAACACCGTAAATCTAAATCCATACTACCTCGCTCAGTTGCAACGCCGTGAACCTTCTCTTTACAGGAAGGGCAGAAGAAACTAAATTCAAGCATCTATTACTTCAGACATCTCTATCCAAGTTCCAACAGAGTTCCCAATAAATACACGGCCATTTTCTATATCTATAAGACGCCATTTACTTGGGCATCTAGTCTTAACAGTAAGGATTACAGGTTCTTGTAATTCTTCAATTTTTGCACCGTCCCTAAACAAAGTTACTCCGATTTAAAAGTTACAACACCGACAAATGAAGTTGGCTTGCCCTTTGCATCTTTGCCTTCGCCTGCAATCATCTTCACACTCTTGCGTGGTGTAAGTGCTTGAACTTGGCTCTTGACCCAACGCTTGCCCGCTGATGCGTTTGACCATGCGGCTTGATAAATAAGCCCTACATTTCCTTCAGCATCAGAAATGTTTACAGTTGCTAACCATGCGCCACCCTTTTCGGTGTTCTTGTTTAGATTTGCAGTAAATGTCTTTACTACTTTTTTAGCCATTTGCATTCTCCTTTAGTCGTTTTTCGTATCTTGCTAGTTGTGCTCTACCAGAAAGTGAATTCTGGAAAGTACGTCCATCGCTTGCTTGTAACGTCCCCATCTTAACTGCTGTATCAATTGGGGCGTTAATTTTATTTAAACCAAGATTTTCTCTGGCTTGGTTCATCTTCTTGCCAAAAGAAGCAAGGAACATCTTATACAGCATTGGGGCTTCATCACCAATGTTTTGAAAGTTTCGCTCATCTGCCATAAAGAGTCGAAGCAACTCTAACTCAATTAGAGCGTTGGTGTCATATTGCTTTCTAAACTTGGCAAGGGCTCCGCTAAGTTGTTTGACGCTAACTGTTCCAGGGAGTAGGGGGTACTTCCTACCGACACGATAAGAAAACTCTGCAGCGACATCCATTGGGGTCCACTCATGTTCTGGTCGTCGTCCCCTAGTCTTAGGATCGGATTTTCTGATCTTAGGCTGCGAAGCATCTTTTGGTTCGACCAACCCAAAGCCTGCCAGATTATCTCCATCATCTTGATATTCTCTCATAGGTACTCGTATCTCTTTCATTAGAATCCTTTTGGATTCAGAATCTTTTAATTTATTACTATCTAGACTATTAGGTACTAATGACTTATTAGTCATACTACTAGGTGACTTATAGTCATGTGAGGTGCGGTAATTTTCAGTGCGGTAATTTTTAGCATCTTTTTTATCAGTGCGGTAATTTTCTACCACCTCGTAAGTATCCATTCCCTTAAATCCGTTAGCCCGTTTTCCAGGTGTCTTGATTATAAAGCCATGGCTCTCTAAAGCCTTGAGGGCTGTTCTAACAGTTCGGTCTGAGTTTTTGTTGGTCTGTCTACACAACTCTGCTACTGATGTCTTAAAACGACCCTTGGAGCCCGCTAACTGGTACATGGTGACTAGTAGTCGGAACTGATAATCGGTAAGGAGACCAGAAAAAGCCTCTGAAGGGATTCTCACAGATCGTCATCCTTAAAGGGGAGAATGTCTTTCCCGTCCTCTTCGATCCTCTTTGCCACAGTCTCAGCCAAGACATCTAGAACAGATGTCATTATGTAGTCAGCCATGTGTTCCACAAATATCGCCATACTATCCATCATAGCCTTATAGACATCCTCCTGAGATTCAGTGAACTCAACCTCTATCTGATCAAGTCCCTCAGTTATGTCCCATACCTCAATGCCAAAGTCCTCAATGGCATGGAGAATGAAGTGAGCCTGCGGTGAGTCATCCCAAACAATACCCAAAGTATCTT